TCGGCCTGATGTCGTGGAATGCTGCGGCGCATTGGAAAGCGGGCGGGGAAGTGACGTTAGTCCGCGCCTGCAGGCTTTGCAAGGCGAAGCGATGCCGCACCGCAGCATCTGCCACGAAGCTGACGCGCGATTTGATAAATCGGCGAGGAATTGGTTGATAACTGACTCCGCGCAAATTTTCGCACAGTAAAACAAAATTCCGCTGACGTGAAAAGCCGGCTTCGATTACGCTGGCCGGATGAGCGGTGTTCTTGGTCCACCCGGTGCCTGTGATGCGTGCGGCCGGTGCTGCTGCACGCTGCACGAGGTCGGCATCCCGTGTTTCCATTGCGGCAAGGGCGTGTTCATGAGCCGGCGCTGGTGGACGTTCTGGCAAGATGAATACGGCACCTGGTTCGCCAGCCCGCGCGAGGACATCGATCTCGAAGCGTTGGCGGCTGAATGGAAATGGATTGAAGATCGTCACGCGGCCGGTCACCTGATCAGAACAGACCGCTCGGCTCGGCCTGAACGTCCCAGCTGAAGATCAGCAGTTCCGTATGCTCGGCCGCGTTCGCCCCACCGCCGACCGTGTAGCGGATGTACGTCTGCTCGATGTGGAACCTATCGAACGCGCGGCGGATGTCAGGATGATCGCCCAGGCTGACAATGGCTTTGCCCTTCAGCCTTCCCAGCCGGTCCGCCAGCGCCTCGTACTCATCCCAGCCGAACTCGATGCCGTAGCCCTCAGTCTGCCAGTACGGCGGGTCGAGATAGAAGAAGGTGTGCGGCCGATCGTAGCGATCGATGCATTCCTGCCACGGCAGATGCTCGACGTAGGCGTTGGCCAGGCGCAGATGCGCGGCCGAGAGCGTCTCTTCCAGACGCAGCAGGTTCAGTCCGGGCGGCGCCGTGGTTGCGGTCCCGAAGTGCTGGCCATCGACGCGACCGCCAAATGCGGCCTGCTGCAGGTAGTAGAAGCGCGCCGCCCGCTGTATATCGGTCAGCGTCTCCGGCCTGGTCATCTTCAGCCATTCGAAGACCTTGCGGCTGGTAAGCGCCCATTTGAACTGCCGCACGAACTCTTCCAGATGGTGCTGGACGATGCGATACAGGTTGACCAGCTCACCATTGGCATCGTTGAGCACCTCCGCCTCAGCGGCCACCGGTCGCAGGAAGAACAGCGCGGCGCCGCCGGCGAACGCCTCGACATAGCACTTGTGGGCGGGGAAAAAGGGGAAGATGCGGTCGGCGAGGCGGCGTTTGCCGCCCAGCCACGGAATGATGGGTGAAGCTGCGTACTGTTGCACAGTGCAAGCCTTTTTCGTGTGGCGAAACCTTGTTAGGCTGGCCCGGCTCTGTCGACGGAGCGGGCAGCCTTGGGGATTCCGCAGAGCTTGCTTCTGCGCATTCTGGCGGCCGGCGTGTTCCCGCACGTCGGTCGCCGCTGTCTTAAATCGCAACGCCGGCTGTCCAGGCACCCGCGATGTAGGTGGTGATTTTGGATTCGGCTTCGATGACGAAACGCCAGCCGGAGCGAGGTGCGCCGAACACCCATGCTGCATTCGCGCCATCCCAGACTGCGATCTGACCATCCTTCCCTGCCCATGCACCTGTGGCAGCGGCAGCGACAATGTAAGTGTCGCCCGCGGCCGGCGATGCTGGCGGCGCAGTGGTGGTACGGTTCTTTGCCGAAGGGTGAAAGGCGAAGCGGCCAATGGCAAGCAGGTTGGCGTCCATGCCGGTGTTCCAGCCGCTCTCGCCGAGCGCCCAGCCGTAGTTCAAGCCGCTGCGCGGTTCCGATGCACTCATGATGGTGCTCCTCCATAGAACATGCCGTAGTTGAATCCATAGCCAGCGCGACGCACCGTGATGTCGTGCTCCTGCCAACTGGTTACGCTGTCGCGCGAACTGCGCAGGCGCAGGCGCACCCGACCATTGAGCCGATACTTCACAGCGTCAGAATCCGGGAATGGCGCACTGGGGATGCCCGGCGAGTAATCCGCATAACCTTTCGTGATGCGAAACTCGTCGAGCAACCCGGAAAAATAAAGCGAGTTGCCCTTCGTATAGCGGCCGAAGGTGAGCGTGGACGAGGGATCGGCGGCCGCCGGCCCGTTGAGGAGACCCTCGGCAACCAGGACGCCTCCAACAAACATTTTTACCGGCTTGCCGTCCGCGGCGCCAAGATCGATAAGTATCTTGATGTACGTCCAGGCGCCATTGGGAACGTTGCCGGCGGTCACGCGAGCGGCATTAGTCGCGTTTAGCGCAGCGATAATAAAATCGAGCTGGTTGGAAGGGTTGACCTGCAGATAGATTCCCGCATTGGCGGTTGGGGAGGCTCCGCCGGTGTCCAGGATGGCGCGCGAGCCCGAGCCGGAAGGGTTCACCCATCCTTCAATCGTCCACGACGTCGTTCCATCATGCAGGAACTTCCAGAAGCTTGCGGCTTCGCCGGAGGTGATATAGCTGGTGCTGGGCGTAAAGCTCGCGCAGGCTGTGCCGAATTTGGCGCCGCTGGTCACTAACTTTGCGGCGCCACTGGCCGTCCAGACGCGGCCAGATACCTGATCTGTAATGATGGTGCTGGCGTTCGCACCATCAAAATGCAGCAGCGATATTACCGTGCCAGGCCTCGCGTCGGCACCCGGGATTTGCGAATCCGCCGCCTCGCTGTCCCATGCGAATGGCGAGTCGACTAGCCCCGCTTCGGTGCGGCGCAGTACGCCGTTTTCGTCATACAAAAATGCATCGTAGGTAACGCCGGCTTCGGGACCGATATCGGCTTGGGTGGTGTCCACCAATTGATCGGCCTGCGACACGCGATCGCGATGCGCCCAGCTGGCCGAGAAAGTGCCGCTGATCGCCTGCGGGTACCACGCATCATTGATTTGCAGCCTGGCCGGCGGATAAGGCCGGAACTGGCGCTGATCGAACGTGAGCGACATGGGCGTTGCAAAGGCGGGATCGAGCTGATCGCTGCCCGTATTGGTGAGCAACTCGACGTCGATGGTTTCGGCATCGGTGTATTCGGTAGCGACCTTTCCAGCGAAGCCATCGAAAAACCAGATGCGTGCGTTGGCGGCATGGGCAACCGGCACCGTATCGGCACAGCCGCGGCCAAGGGAGATCGTGTTGGCGGCCGCGTCGACGGCGTCGACGCGCACGATTTCGCCATCCCACAGCCCAGCCGACCCGACTATCACACTTGACAGCAACACCCCGCCGGAAAGGGTGAAGCTCGTCGTCGGCGCCGCGTCGGTCAGCGTGTCGCCCTCGACAATCAAAGCCGTCGGGCACCACGGCCCCCGCGCGCTTCCTGCGTAGGTTGTGCCGCCATCGGTGGAGACGGTTACGGTGTAATCGCGGCTGGTAGCCGGGTCTTTAGCCACCGTCATCAGATAGCCGGTGTCATCCGGCAGTGCGGCGAGATCCGCGCGCGACAGATTGCGCACGATCTGGAAGTAAGGCGCTTCGAACGCGGCCTGCTGCATGATGCCCAGCGGGATCTGCGGCGGCCGTGGGTCGACGCCCGGTTCGCTGTCCATATAGCTGGCGGCCGCGAGATTGTAGATGTCCTGCGCGGCGCTGATGGTCATGGCGCCGCTTTTCAGCGTGCCATCGCTCTTTTCGGCCAGTAGGCACACTAAGTCGGCAATGCCCTTTTTCGGCGCCTGGATGCGGAAATACGTGTTGCGCCGCCAACTGTAAGGCTTGCGCGTGGTGGTGATATCGCCGAAGGCCGACGCCGGCGTGATCATGGCGGCAAGATCGCGCTGCGCAACGCGAAGGGCGAGATCAGCAGTCGGGAGTTCGTGGTATTCGTTGGTCTGATGGTTCAGGCCGTTAGCGCTGATCAGCGCGAGCGCCGTCACCGGACGCGTGGTGACCGTGATCCACTGCTGCGGGTCGAAGTATTCCACCGCCACGCTGTTGACCAGGTCATCCAGCACCTTCGGCGCATCGTTCCAATCCAGAATATCGTCGTCGGTGAGGATCGGCAGTGAATTGAGATCGTACACGCCATTGGCGATGTCGAGGTACCACAGGCCATCGGTCGGGTCGCGATTGACCGCGCAGCCCGCCACCTTTTCGATGCGCGCAATGGCATCGTCCACGCTTTCGCTGTCGGGGTCGTAGTCGGTGCACAGCCCGAAAACGTTGTTGTAGAACCAGTCGGCACCGGTCCTCCAATTTGCATCCGCCATGCTGGCGGTGGGCTCCTGCCCGCGATCCTGCGCGGTGCGCAATTCATAGAGCACGTGCGCCGGGTTCATGGCATTGACGCCGGGCGATGTAATCTCCACGTTCAAAATCGCGCCGCCCTGATAGGGCGGGGCTGGCTGCAGCTCGTCATAAGCCTTGATGGCGATTTCAATAGTTGCCCCCGCCGCAAGGGGAATAGCGCCGCTTTTATCGCCGGGGCTATTTTCATTGGTTGGGTTGATGATCGAAGCGATCGCACCGTTGAGAAAAACGACGAACCCATTGTCGCCGGAGACCCGCAACGTTTGATTTGGTCCTGTTACCGTTACGGTGCGTCGCACCCAAAGCGTTGTCTCGACGGGCCATTCTGTATTGCCGCCAGAGGCATCGCCTCCCGCGAATGGTGCCTGGCCGTCCACCAGCCATCCATCGGTCGGAATGGTCAGATTCTGATGTGCGGGGTCTGCATCCTGCGGGAGAATTTGATATTCCCAGCCATCTGCATCGGGCGCCAACGTCGTCGATGCCGCCACCGGCACCACCGCCTTCTCCGGATACCAGCACGCACCATCCCAGCCCTGCAGAATCGCCTCGCCCTTGTACGCCGGCTTTTGCGGGTAGGGGTTCATGGCGCCGAACTCGCCGCCCTTGAACACCAGCGTGGTGACGCCTTCCATGCCCGATACCTGGCTGCCGAATGCCGACAGCAGATAACTGTTCGGCAACTGGTCGGTTTTGCCGAACAGGATGTCGACGTCGCCGACGATGCCGCCCTGATCCTTGTCGCCGCCGAACAGGCCGGGCTTGTTGATGGTGATGGTGCCGGTGTCGGTCAGCCGACCGCTCCACGCCGTCTTGCCAGCGGCGCGGAATTCCGTGAACGCATCGATCGGGTGCCCGCACAAACCGTGCAGGTATGCCACGTGGTAGCGGAAGCCGATGACGACGGAGCTGCTCTTACCCATGCGCGGATTTCCCGATCGCGCGCTGCGCATCAAGCGCATCGCACGCGTGCGCCCACTTCACCGTCGCGATGGCAAACGCATCTCCGACGGCGAGCAGCTTTTCTTCCTCGATGCCGTTGCGCTTGAACGCGGCGTAATCCAAACCGTGGTCGTCGAACCACACGCGCATCATCGGCCGACAGAACCCCCTGCGCCCATCCGCGCGAGGCTTGCAGAAGTACGGAACCGTCAATGCGTGATGGAAGGTCACGATCACTTGCCACCGCCATCGCTGTAGATCGGGTCTTTGCCCACCAGCTTCCAGCCGAGTTCGGCCGGGTCCTGGATGCAGAACGTGCCGTAGTAGCGCCGCGCTGCCTTGCCGTCCTGATTGGTGGGGCTGTTGGCTTTTGCGTCCTGCGGCGCCGCCGGTTTGCGGTTGGACATCAATACCACCGCCAGCGCGGCCACGATGGCGACGATTGCCCACACGATGAACCAGATGATCGCCTGCTGCGGCGCGTGCGTGCGATGCGGCCGTGCGGCCACCACGATCGTGCCGACGCCATACATGCAGCACAGGAACAGCGAGCCGATCAACGCGCACTGCCGCGCATGCGCGCCCTGTGGCTTGTCGAACCACCAATAGCGGAAGCGCCAGTACCAGACGTACCCGACGCGGTGACGCAGGCGCGCGATCAGATGTCCCATGACATGCTCTGCCCGTTGTAAGGATCTTCCACCGGCTCATAGATGAAGCCGCCGTAGTGCTGCGTGTTGCCGCGCGCGGTGCACGCCGCCCAGGTGCCGGGGCAATTCGGCAACACCGTGACGGCCGTGCCGACGGCCAGATCGCTGCCGAAATACAGCAGCTGGATCTCCGTGCCGGTGTGCGACATGATCGGCCGCTCTTCCACTAGCCCGTTTTCGCGCGTCCAGCTGAAGGTGCCGCCGGCGAGCGACAGCGGCGCGGTGCCGAATTCGGCCGCGCTGATGGTCAAGCCATCGATCGCCGTCACGGTGGCCGGGATCAAGAAGTCAGCCGGATCCAGCAGGCAACCGCGCGGGCCGGTGCTGTAGACCGTCTTCCAGCACGTCTTCTGCCACTTCGGCCCACGCCGCAGGTTGCTGCTGTTGCTTCCGCGCGGCAGGCAGGTCAATTCCAGCGTCTGCGCTTTCTCGTTCCACTGCGGCTGCGCTACGCGGCCCTGCCAGCGCACCTTGGTTTCGAGATCAGGATCCTTCGCGTGATAGTCCAGGCAGACGACGCTGATCCTGTCCTGCGGCACGTAGGGATACCAGTTGTTGCCCAGCTCCTGCGTCACGGGAAGATCCGTGATGCTGGGGTCGCGCACGTAGGGGAACTTGATGGTGATCTTGTCCTGCGGCTTCTCCACCGTCTGCTTGATTTCGCTGCGCGTGATCGGCGCGGCGACGTAGGTGTTGACGCCGATCTCCACATCCTTCATCGCGCTGGTGAACCGCCAGATCTTCGTCTGCCGCGTGAAAATGGTCAGCTGGCGCGGGCGGCCGCCGCGGCCGGACAGTTCGAAATCATCAAACATCGCTCTTCACCGCCCGCCAGTTGAGGGACGCGTAGGCGACGCCGTCGGCATCGTTGATGTGCTGGATCTGGAACGAGTCGCTGGCCGATGCGCACATCGAAAGCCAGCCGATGGCGCGCACCGCGCCAGGGTCCAGCGCCACGCCGAGCGCGGCATCGATTTGCAGGATTTCCTCGTCGCCGCTTTCGGCGCTGCCGGTGATGCGGCGGTAGAACCGCGTGCCGTCGTACAGCTCGATTGCGATGTCGCGGCGGTTCTGCTGCAGGTAGCCGAACTGGCTGTAGCCCATCCACGGCACGTGCAGTTGCGTGGCGTTGTCCGCCAGCGCCGCCTTCAGCTGCACGTCCTGCAACCAGGTCGGCACCCACAGCGTGGCAAGCTGGCCTTCCAGCATGTACACCATCGAGCGGAACACCGTGTGCTTGTCGCGCCGGTACAGCTTGAAGTTCTGCGACTGCGCGCGGAACGGCATGCGCGGCAGGTCGTAGTAGAAGACCGGGCCCACGTCCGTATCCACCGTGCCGGAAAGCCGGTCGTATTCATCGGTCGGGTCGTCGGAAACTTCGTTGCGCCATTCCAGCACCGGCGCGCCGCGGTACGTCGTCGCGGTCGGCCACGCCGCCGGCCAGTCGCACGGCTCGTCGATAATGGCCGCCACGTCCAGCGCAAGGGTGGTGTCGGTGTGCCAGGTGGCCTTCGGCACGTCGGCCAGGCGCGCCTTGCGCACCGGCATCAGCTTGTTGCCCGGCCCCCACGCGTTCACCGTGGGCGCCGCCAGCGCCAGCCCATCGGCGCTGATGCTGTCGATGGTCACCAGCTCCCACGTCTGCGGGTCTTGCCACAGCACCGCCTGGCCGCCCGCCACGAAATCAAAACCATTTGTGCGACACGAAAGACCGTCGGCGCCGGCGGCCGCGGTCGCGGTCAGCCATTGCTGGTCGGGGAAGATCGGCAGCAGGAACTGGCGCACGCCGATGTCGAAGCGAATGGCATCGGCAATGCGCTGGTTGCCGCGGCCGAGCAGGGATGAAAACGCGAACGTGCGCCGCGGCGTATCGCGCAGCCCGCGAATCTGCTCCGCGCCCGATGCCGTCGCCACCATCGCATCGGAAAGAAACGCCAGCGTTTCGTTGACCGGCTGGCTGGCTTCAGGTTTGGTGGGCCACAGAATGGGGCCGTCTGCCGTGTAGCCCATCAGCTTGCCCACTTCCCACGGATGGCGCTTGGGTTGTCGCCGACGATGTGCACCACGGCTTTCTGGAAGGCGGGAAGCTGCGCAATCTTGTCGGCGGCTTCCTCGACGCTCCACACGTGGATATGCGTCGTGCCGCCGTCGTTGCCGCCCTGCGGCGAATCGTTCGCCGCGAAATCGCTCATGCGCACGCGCGGCTGCGACGGTGCGCTGAAGCCGAGCGACGCCGGCGACGGCGCATTGGCGAACGGCGAAACGAAGCCGCCCTCGGCGTAGCCATGCAAGGTGCGGCGCATGGCCTCGAAGGCTGCGGGACCGCCGATCGCGCGCATGTCTTTCTGCGAGAACACGCCTTCGCCGGCGTGCACGAAACCGGCGATCTGATACTTGCCACCGTGGCCGGTGTAGCCGCCTTCGCTGAAGCCGCCGCCACCACCGCCACCGCCGCCGCTAAAGCTGGCCCCCGCGATCAGCGATGCGATCTCCGCGCCCTGCGCGAACGCCCCGACGATGAAGGGAATGTTGTACGGAAAGCCGACTTCCGACGCCTTGGCGACGTTGGTGGCCAGGCTCACCGCGGCCTGCGCGATCGCGAACGTTTTGGACAAGGCGAACAGCACGGCGTAGGTCTTGTTTTCGGTGCCGTAGCGCTGCGCCCACACCTGCGCCAGCTGGCCGAATGCATCGCTGGCCACCTGCACTTCGCCCCAGTACTGCGCCTGCTGAATCTGGCCAACCGCCGCCGCATGCTGCGTCGACAGATCGCGCTGTGCGGCATCGAACCGCTGCGAGATCGCCAGCTGGTCCTGTCCATATTTCTCGGCCGCTGCCAACGCGGCCGCGCGCTCCTTCTCAAGCGCGGCTTGCGACTGCGCGAACCAGTCGTTTTCGCCGGCCATGTCGCGCAGGGACGCGCCGAGACCCGTTTGGCTTTGATCGATCGATTGCCCCGGCATCCCAATTACGCTGCGTGGAATGGGTTGGCGCGGCTGGTTCCGATCGATGATCTGGCCTAAAGCTTGATTGAATTCCTGCGAGCTGATGTCGTGGCCGGAACCTTTTAGCTGTTTCGTCAGCTCATACAATTTGTTGAGCTTCGCAATGGCCTTATTGACATACGTATCCACAGAATCGGCGACCTCGATTCCAAACCGTCGCCAGGTCTCCTGCGTTTTTTGCGTCGGTGCGGCGCCGAGGGTTGCTTTGAACTGAATCCATGCCTGCTCGGTTTTTTTGAGCTCGCCCTGCTCGTCTGCATCCATCTGAACGCGCTTAGATGCGGCGTCCTGCTGCAATTGCGTGATCTCAGCATCGATCTTCGCAACCTTCTGGTCTGCTTGAATGCGGTCCGCCGCGGTTTTGATGTGGCTTGTCGCCGCCACTTTTTCCTGTTCCAGTGCCGCAGTGCGATCGCGCACGTACTTTTCGAGATCCGCGCGCAAGCCGTCGTAATACGCTTTGTCGCTAATGAGACCTGCCTGGTGCTGCGCAGCCAGTTGCTTGTCGGCGTTTTGATAAGCGTTTTGGATCAGCGCCAGCGCGTTTTGCACCGCAGCCAAATTAGCGTTCAGCTGGGCGCGATCGATATTGCCATCTCGTTTTTTTAGTGCCGAATCGAGCTGTTGTTGCGCCTGTTCGAGCGCCTCCTTGTAATGGGCCTTGGCTAGCGCGATTTCATCGGCCGTGAGATGGCCCAACATCGTTTTGTCGAGGGCCGCCTTGGCTTTCTTCGTTGCATCGTCGAACGCCTGCAGGGGCGTCTTGAATTGATTGAGGTACGCCAGGCCCTGTTTGGATTTGGTCTCGGCGTTCTGGGCGACCGCTTGCGCCGTCTGTTCGACACCCTGGCGCGCGACCTGGCCTTGCAGGTCTTTCACCTTCGCCTGCAAATCCGCGATGGTTTCATTGGATGCGTTCTGCACCAGGTTGCCGGCACGATCCAGGTGCGTGCCTTGCGCGTTCTTCAGGTCCGCGCGCGCCCCGACGAGCTGCTGATTGATGGATTGCCCGGCACCGATGCCCTTGGCCGCATTCCAGGCGGCAGACGCGGCCTCCTTCACCTCGTTCCAGGCGCGGATCATGATGCCCGCGCTGACCTGCACCTCTTCGGCGCGATCGTGGACTGCTTGCGAGGCAGCCTGCTGTGCAATGCCGAGGGCGCGTTCCTGGTCGCCTTGGTCCAGAAGGCGCTGAACCTCGTCGAATTGCGTCGCGGTCAGGAAGTGGTACTGCTGATCGAGCTTGGCAATCGTCTGGATATTGCCGCTCATGAGATCGTCGACGAATTTCACGCCGTCGGCGAGTTTGCCGCCCGTCATCGTGGCGAATTCGACAGCGGTTTGCGACAACCGATCCAGTTGAGCGCGGGCAAGGGTGCCCTTCGCCGCGAGTTCTGTCAGTGCCGTCGCCGCATCGCCGTAGCGCCCCGTGACGGCCCCAATGCGGTTGGCCATGTCCACCAACTCGCCCGCTGTCGCGCCCGCGTAATCGCCGGTCGAAATCAGCGCGCGATTGAACTTCAGGGTTTCTTCCTCGCCCTTGAACTCGGCGAGCGCGTACAGCGCGAGCGCTGCCAGTCCGGCAACCACGGTAACTGTCAGCGCTGCGACGGCGGCTTCGGCGGTGGCTGCGGCGCCGCCGAATTTGATGACATCGGTCGATGCGCCCTTGAAGTTGCCTTTCGCGAGGTTGCCCGCAAGGTTCGCGACGCTGCGGCCCAGCGCATTTGAACTGCGCGAAGCATTGGTCGCCATCGTGGCGACATTGCCCAGTGCACCGGCGTTCTGTTCGGCTGCCTGTGCAGCGTCGCGTTGGGCGCCGGCGCTCGCATCCAGCGACTTGCCGAGTGTCGCCGTGGATGCCGTTGTCTTGTTGGCGGCAGCTTCGGTTTTCTTGATCTCGGTCTGGACCTGCTGCAGACCGCTTACGGCCGACTTGGCGTCGGCCGTGATCTTGAGCGCGATGGTTGGATTGACGTCAGTGGCCATGAATCACATTCCATGCGTTTCGGCGGGTCAGCCTGTGCGCAGTGCCTCCAAGAGCTGCTGCATTGCGCGTGTGCCTTTGCCGTTTTTGCCGCCCCGCGCGCCGCCATATCCCCATGCGACCGCTTCAACCATGTCAGCCTTGACGCGCGCTTCGTGTCTCAATTGCGCGCGCCTGATCAACATCAGTTGACGCCGGGTGTAGCGCCCATCGATGTCGCAGGGATCGATGCGGGTAGCGCGAGAGACGGTGAGAAGGACGTCGATCCAGCGGACATCTTGCGCCGATGTTTCGCCTCCGCGCGGTCGAGCAGGCGCCGCACGACCGTCCTCCAGAAAAAACGGCCGGCCACCGCCCACCACGTCATGTACAGAAGCCTGCCGTCTGCCGGGTTCAGACGTTCGATGAACTTGGCATCGATGCCGTCGATGCTGTCCAGCATCAGCTGGTGCACGGCATCCTCGTGTTGCGCCATGAGGTCGATATAGGTTTCGACCCCCGCATCCTTGGCCTCGCCGGAGTCCGTGAGTTTCCGCAGATCTTCGATCAATGCATGGCCCACGCGAAGCGCGCGCTGCTCCTGGCTGAAGAACCGAAACTCTTTCACCACCAGATCGCGACCATCGACGGTCAACGGAAGATCGGGTGCAATGGTGAACAGGTCTTCCAGCGGATTGTCCGCCGCCTTTGCCTCATCCACCACGGCGGGTTCAGCGGTGCTTGCCAGTTTGCGTGCCATGTTTGCCTCACCTGATCCCGGCGTGCGCCGGGGATGACGAAGATGGAAGCGGGCCACGATTCGAACGTGATGGCCGGCTTTGAGACCGGCTTGCTGCCAACAGCTACCCGCAATTCGTTTCAGCGCGACCCGGCCTTATGCCACGTCGAGCAGCATCAGGCGGGCGTAGCCGCCGTATTTCGGATCGTTGATGCGGAACGCATCCACCTTCGCGCTGCCGGTCAGGTTCAGCGCGCCGAAGCTGTCGTTGATCAACGCCAGCGAGTCGGTCGGCGAAAACGCGATGCGATTGACCTCGCCGCGGCATTTGGTGGTCTTGCCGCGCACCGTGTTCTTGCCGTCGAACAGGACGTACATGTCCTGCGAATTGGCGGTAAGCGCGGTGACGATGCTGAACGATCCATAGGTGTAGGTCGACGCCTTGACGCCAGCCTTCACGGTAAGGAACTTCAGGACGCCGGTGGTCGGGCTCAACGTGTAGTCGGTATCCAACACCAGCGGCTGCGCGGTGCCATCGACCAATGCGACATCGGATACCTGGGCGAATTCCAGGCCCCACATATCGCCGACCTCGACATCACCGATCGTCTCGTCCGTGACGGTGCTGCCGGTGACGCTTTCGACCGAACCGGCCAGGGCGAGCGCGGCGTTCTTGTCGCTGATCTGCGCCAGCGTCAACTTCACGCTCATATCCTTGGATTTGTCCAGTTCGTCTTCGAGCCCCCGGCTGCCCGAGTAGTGCTCGTTTTGCTTGTCGGTCTCGACGGTGAAGTCCCATTCCAGGGTGCTGGCGTCGTACACCCAACGCGCCGGCATGCGGCTGCCGTCGGGGTTGCGCAGGCCAATGCCCACCAGGCCCTGCATGCTGAAGGATTCGGTGCTTTGCATGATCTGCTCCTACTTGGCCGCCGCCGCGACGAGTTCCTTGGCAACAAGGAAATCGCGCTGCTGCAGCGTTACGGTGATCTTGTCGCCCTGCTTGCAGACCTTGCCCTTGTGGGTATGGCCGTCCTTGAGCAGGGTGACTTCGACGGTTTCTTGCTTCGGTGCGGCTTTCTCGTTGGGCATTACGGTTTCCTCGGGTCAATCGCTGATGAGTTGGCGGGTGGTCAGGGCAAGACGCGCGGCGTGGCACAGCACGTTGGCGAACATCACGGGGCCGGAATCGACCACCTGCACGCCGGCGTCCTCGTTTTCGGGTTTCGGAGTCAGCACCAGGCCGCCCAATGTCGAGTCTGCGCGGAAGGTGTCGGTGATGGTTTCGATCAGGTTGTCGAACGCGATTTCGCTGCTGGCCGCATCGTCCAGCGCCATCACGCCCTGGATGCGCCAGGCGACGGTCTGCACGCGGCGGCTGCCGCCGGCGCTGACTTCGTTGATGGCGCCGCGGCGCACGAACCAGCCGCGCAGCTGCTGTTCGCCGGCCGGCACGTACAGGCTTTTCAGCTTGTCCATCGCGTGCGCGTAGCGCTCACGGTCGTGCACTACGCCGATGCCGGCAATGCCGGAGAGCTTCGCCACGATGGCAGCGCGAAGATCCTGCAGCGCGCTCATGCCACACCGCCCGCAAGCTGGTCACGCACGCGCTGCACGGCGTCGGTCAGCAGCTGCTGGATCTTCGGCAGCATCTTGTTGTACGTCTGCTGCCACACCGGCTGCGCGTGCGTGCCGCGCTTGCCGATGGTGTTGCGAATGGCAAAGGCCATGCTCTTGGCTTCCTTCTCGCGCAGGCCGATCACGGCCTCGATCCAGTCCATCAATGGCTGGATGGGCGGCTTGTGTGGTTTGGTGCCGACCTCGACGTACGCGCCGTAGGGCTGCGATTCGGCAACCATGCCCAGCACGCCGTCGGCGACCAGGCTTTCCTCGTGGTGCACGCCGCCGACCAGGCCGGAGCCGCTACGTCCGCCCGCGCCCATCGGCAGATGCTGTTGCAGCTCGCCCTGCACCAGCACGTCGGCTTCGGTGACGGCGCGCAGCAGCTCGCGCTGCGTCAGTTCCGGCGCCTGCTTCCACACCTCGGCGAGCTGCAGAAACTGGCTGGCGTCGATGGTCAGTTCCATCAGGTCACCGGCCAATTCGTGGGCGGGTGGAACAGCCGGCGACGGCCCAGGCTGTCGGTGCGCTGCAGTTGTTTCACGGCGCTGGCGCCCTTGGTGCGGTCGCTCGGCGCGCTGCCGACCGCCGCGGTGTAGATCGCCAGCAGATCCCGCGCGCGCGCGCGCCACTGGTCGGTCTTGGTCTTGCGGTCCACCGTGTCGGCGGAAATGGTGGATTCGGATTCCCCTGCGTAGTAGCTCGCGAGCTGCCCGCACAACCACGACGCCGCCAGCGCGGCGACGGCATGCGCATGCTTCGCCGGCACGGTGTCGTCGGCATCGTCGACCAGGTGCGCGGCCGTGTAGGTCAGGCGCACGCTTTCATCGACGGCGAGCTGCACCGGCAGGCGCAACTGGCGCACCGTCGGTGACGCATAAATCTGCACGTCGCTGGCATCCAGATACACGGGCGGCCACTGGCCGATCGGGTATTCCGCGCTCACCAGCACACTGTCGTCGGTCCAGCCCGCGGGCAGGTCCAGCGTGTTGCCGGCCGTCGTGGCGGCCTGGTCGACCACCACCGAGCGTGGCGCGTCCGCCGAATACTGCGTCACCGCCGCGTTGATCGCGGCGTCGCGCTGGTCAGTCGTGATCACGCTGTCGCGATCGCGCACCAGGGAATCGACGTCAGTTTGATAGTCGGCGAGCATGGAAAAGATTCGGTATTCCGGTCAAGAAATCGGCGCGGCGAGGCCGCGCCGATTCGGAGAGAAGGAGGACGTCCGTGTCCCCTGCACGCACTCGTTACGCGACCACCGCGCCGTAGAAGCCGCGGAAGTCCATCACTGCACCGCTGTAGATGTGCCGGATCTTGTATTTGATCTGGTCGTTGGAGAACAACGAACCCTGATTCGGCGAGTCCTGGATGAAAATCTCGGGCTCCTGGTTGCCGTTGTAGAACCCGATCTCGATCAGCGGGGTCTCGCTCTTGTCGGCCGTGGCGTACCAGTTGTTCGCGTCCGTCCAATACGGCACCGCATGCAGCGTCGGCGCTGTGGTCTGGATGAACTTCGGGTCGTTGTTCGTGTCGCGGTTGAACAGGTTGTAGGCCGTCTCTTCCAGATCGGGCGGCACGATCAGGTGACGCGCCACCAGGCCCAGCCGCTTCGCGCTCGTCAACTCGGCCTGCTTGGCCATCGCCAGGCGCGCCGCGGACCACGTCGTGGCATCCAACGCCGCGGAGCCGAGGTTGTTGTGGCCGGCCACGAACAGCGCCGTGGTGTCGTAGATGTTGCCGTTGTCGGCAATGAAGTCCAGCACGAACTCGTACAGCGTGCGGGCGGCCGCCATCGCCATCTTGGTCGGGATGCGGCGGATCACGCCGACATCGTCGTTCGCGATGGTCTCGATGCTGATGGTCTCGGTGCCGCCGCGCTTGGTGATCGCGTAGCTCGCGGCTTCGTCGCCGGGACTGGTCAGCGCGGTGTACGAACCGTCTTCGGCAACGTCCGGCAGATTGCCATAGCCGCCGATGCGGGCGCGCTCCTGCGTGCGGAAGTCAGTGATGGGTACCACGTCCGCCAGGAACTGCCAGTCGCTCCACTGGTTGGCCCCGTTGTAGTCACGCAACATCGCGCGGGTGATGGAGTCGCCCAGCGCGTCGCCGAACGTGGCGGCGCTGATCGCTTCGCGGAAGTTCGCCGCGCCGATCGCCTCGCGCAGACGCTGCGTGTCGACGTTCTTCATCAGGCCGGTCACGCCGCGGTCGCCGGTCATTTCCACGTAGCACTCGCGGAACGATATGGCCTTCTTGGTCGGATCGAAGAACTCGTCCAGCATCTTCTGGACCTTGTCGGCGCGATCCTCGCCCGCTTCCACGAACTCGCCGAGTCCCTGCACCTTGGCGCCATCGTTCAGCTCGCCCAGGAACTTGCGCTCGGCCTCGATCGCGGCGGTCACGTCTTCGGTCTTGAAGCTGGCCGCTTCGGCGAAACGCGTCGTCAGTCGATCCTTGATGGCCTTCGGCAACTTGGCCTCGGCAATCGCAACGCGTGCATCGGCGCGCGCTTCGACCATGCGGATCTGCTCGGCCATCTGCTCGGCGGTCACGCCGGCCGGGGTGGTTTCGGTTTTCGCGGGCGCCGGGGCCGCCACCGCTTCGCGGTAGGCTTCCAGCACCTGCTCGTCGCTGGCATCGGCCAGACCTTCGGCACGCTTCGCGTCGCGTGCGGCAATTGCTTTCATCATCTGCTCGCGCAGCATGTCGGTTTCCTCGTGATGGGATTTGGCTTCGGTGAAACGGATGAACTGACCACCGGCGCCAGGCTCGATGATCAGATCCACGGAGGCGACCTTGGTGAGTTTGGTGGCCTCGCGGAACTTGCCGGACTGCTTGGATCGGCCGGATGCGTCGATCGACAGGCCGAACAGATCGGTCATGCCGCGCGAGACTGCCTCGCGCAACTTGGCGGCGACGTCGCTGGATTCGAGCACGTCGAGCACCGCCTGAATTTCGCCGCCGTCTTTCGACTCGACGAACTTGGCTTCGGTGAGCCGGCCGACCAGCTGCCGGAAATCCTTGCCGCCGCCCTTCAGATGCTCGTCGTCGCTCTTCACGAACACACGCACGCCGTTGAACAGCGGCACCGCTTCGCGCAGCACGCTGGCGGGATAGGTGACGTTGTTGAGCGATGTGCCGGCGCGGATCACGCGCACCAGGTAGCGGGTGGGCTTGTCGCCGCCATCGGCTGCTTCGATGAAGAAGCCGGTGGCGGAAACCGCGGAGTTACCAGCACCAGGGCTGGGCTTTCCGCGGGCGCCACCGGGTGCAGCCTCGCTCTCGGGTGTATGGGGTGCAGCTTCGCGCGCTGGCGTGACAGGCGTGGGCGTGAGCACCACTTCCTGTGCGTTGCCGAGCGCGACCGTGTTGTCATCCGCGATCGTGTACATGAACTGGAACTGCTTGCCGTCGCGCAGGATCACCACGCGATCGGGATACACGGCCTCCATGCAGATCCAGTCGTTTTCGCCTAGGCCGTAGTTGCGCTTGAGCGCGGCCTGCAGCAGATCGCGCACCTGGCCGAACTCCGTCGCCGCGGCTTCGCGCAGCGCGGCATCGCCGATGATGCCCGTGATGGCAATGGCGGCAGCGATCGCGCGCAGCTTCACTTGATCGCCTCTTTCCAGACGCGCGTGCCGTCGGTGACCACTTGCGCGGTCTTGCTCTTCGACAGCACCTTCACCTTGGCCTTGTCGACCTTGGCCGGGCGGCGCGGACGCAGACCGTCGTCATCATCGACTTTCGATTTCGCGGCTTCATCGGCCGCGGCTTTCTTCGCGGCCTCTTCGGCGGCGGCCTTGTCGGCGGCTTCTTTCTCCGCCAGGGCGGCGGCTTCGGCTTTCAACTGCTCTTCGGACTTGGGCACGAGAGATCTCCGGAATGGGTTCGCAAACGCGTTGCGCACCGCGAATTTTCCGGATCGATCGGCTGGAGTCTTTTAACGCGCGTTAATCAGGACTTGCATCAGCGTTTGGGTTGGGGCGCGTGGCGCGGATCAACCAGGCGACCGCTTGGCAGCTCAATCTTCACCGCGCCGGCATCGTCGATGCGCACGGCGCCCTTGTCGCCGAAGCTGGAACCATCGACCACGGGGATGGAATGACACCCGCAGTTGATCGTGTTGGCGGCGCTGCCGTTCGGGTCACGAGGGTACATCAATTTTTCGCCATCGACGATGAACGGTTTGTCGTGCGGAACGATCTGCCCGTTGGCGGCGATATGCGACGCGCGCGGATGCAAGCGCGGGCTGTGCATCCAGCGCTTGTGCAGGTTGGGCACGATCTGCGCGTCACGCTCCAGCGCGGCCTGGTGTCCCACAGAATAGGCGCGGCCGATTTCGGTGTAGGTCACCGTCATGGCGCGCGCACGCGTGGCGCCGCCCAGCACGCGCCGCACGGCGGTGATGGTGTCGGGCAGCGATTGCACGCCGACCAGGTGCTGCACCAGCGTGGCGTTCAATCGGTCGACCGCGCGCACGGAAATATCCTTGATGCGATCGGTCATGAAACGCTTGGCCGCCATCAACACCGCGGCATCGATGCGCGCGCCGGAAAGCCCCACCGTGATGCCGGTGACGCCGGCATCGCGCAATGGCGCCGCCAGGCTATTGATGGCCGCTTGCCATGCGGCATCGGCGCCGTTGGTCGCGGCCTGCGTCGCGGCGGTCTGGAACGCGTGCAGCGCGCGCTCGATCTCGTTGCGCAACTGCATCAGCCGTCGCTGCGCGGATTCCGTGGGGTTGGACTGCAGCGCCGTGATCACGCTGCGCTCGGCGATCTTCAGTTGCCGCACGATTTCCTGCAGCGTCTCGCGCTGGATGCGCGGCAGCTTTTTCGCTTCCGCCAGCGCGGCGGCGTTGAACGCGGCCGCGCGTTCCTCGGGCGTCATGGATCAGGCCGCTTCGGCGGCGGGTGCAGGCGGAATCGCCGGCGGCGGCGGCTGGTCGTTCAGCGGAACGCCTTCCAGTTCCGTGCCGCCGTGATCAGCCAGTTCCTTTTCGGCTTTCTTCAGCTCTTCCTCGACGTCGATCTCCACGCCAAGCCGACCCGCGATGGATGCGATGACACGCAAAGCCGTTTCGCGGGAGACAAGCTGTTCGCCGAGCGCCATCGCCACCGCCGCGGTCGCCTGCGCCAGCGCCGCCGCATACTTGGTCGTGTCTTTGGCCGTCATTTCCGGCCACTCGACCTGCAGCGTCGCGAGGATCTTCGCCTGCTCGGGGGACAGCTCATCACCCAGCGCATCCCACTCGCTGCGCACCACGTAGCGGCCGATGTCGGCCAGCATGTGGCCGATGGTGCGCTGGCGCATTTCCAGCATCTTCTCGGTCGGCTCGGTCATTGATGAGCCGGTGGACTTGTTCACGTCCTCCGCGCCGCCGTACCAGTGTTCGGGGATCGTTGCGCCGCCCAGCACGTGGTTGCGGAACAACCGCGCGCCGGCCGCGGAATCGACCGCCTTCAGATCAGGGGTCGGCGCGTTCCATTCCTCGTTTTCGTTGTGCACGCGTACGCTGCCCGGTTTTGGCGGAGCGATTTTCTTCGCCCGGTCGGCGATTTCCTGCGGCGATGCGCCGGTGATCTTCAAATCCCAAATGAACGCGCGTAGCGACCCAGCACGATCCAGCTCGCCGAACAGATATTGATCGTACGCATCCAGCCAATCGATCTGCGCCAGCAGGTCGCTGCGTCCGCGCGTGGTGCTGGAAAGATCGTTCACCCGATGGAAGAAGCAATCGCCAGTGTCGAACTTCTCGCGGATCCGCTGCGTGTTGGTGGCGAACGCTTTTTCGGGGACGTTCACGATCACGCGATAGCGGCGTGCCATGCCCTTGCGGTCTTTCTTCGTGACGACGCCGATCGGCTGCTCGCGGTTTTCCGGGTCCATGACCACGGTTTCGATCAGCGCCGGGTCGAGATAGCCGAGCCGCACGAACTTGGAATTCTCGTCGCGGAACACCGGGTAGCACGCCTCGCCAAACAGCGCGAGTTCGCGCACGCGCTTGGGCAGCTTGATGTCCCACGCGTTCAGGCCATCGGACCAGTGTGCATCGAGCGCGGCCTGCGCGGTGTCGTTATCCACGCGCCACTTCACGCCCTGGGAAAGCAGATAGGCGACGGGAAGCTCGATCAGCCGGTTCGCCAGCAGGTTGGTTTCCCACTGGAAATGCGCCAGCCGCTGCATGCGGTCCTGCGTCAGCGGCGCAAGGTCGCGACGACCGTCGCCAGTCAGCCGTCGCCACTGATCCTCGTCGGCATCCACTGTTGCGCCCGCCGCTTCGCGAAATTCGGTATTCGCGGCGGTTTCCGGCGTTTCGCCGATCAAATCCGCCACCCATGCCCGGCTGGCACCCCCGGATGCGCCGTAGGACTTTTCAGGACTTTTTTTGAGGGCCATGCGGGCAATTCCTATACGTCGGTGGCGGCAAAGCGGCCGGAGCCGCTTACAGCGCGTTCTACGCGGTCGCGGCGATCGGCAAACATGGCGGCGCGGCGCCCGCGACCGAAGCCGTCGGCGCGATACGTGTCGGCATCGGGTTCGATCGACTCGCCGGCGGCGGGTTGCAGATTGGTTTCGCCGGCGTGCAGCGCCAGCATGTGCGCCCAGAACTCGTCGGCGTGGCCCGCCTCGTTGCGGTCGGCATCGAAGCGCGGATTGCCGGCGACGGTCGTGAGCCGGCGCACCGCGTGATGGCTGTCGCGGATGTCGCGCGAAACCGGAATGCGCACGCGCTTGTCCTCGAACATCTGCTTGCCGTACGTGGCCAGGTGCTGCTTCACCTCGCCGGTGAACGTCACACCCTCGATCCGGTACTCGCCCCAGCGCGCCTGCGCCTCTTCCACGATCGGCATGCCCAGGCCGGTCTTGTCGATGCAGGCCCGGCGCGCGTTGTACAGGCGCATGCGCACGTCGAATTCGTGCAGCTGCTCGGCGAACGGCGCGCGGCGCATCACCTTGACGTTGCGCGTCCAGAACACGTCGCCCTCGCGCTGCACCGTCCAGATCACGGATTTGTCGCCGGTGCGCGCCACGTCCCAGCCGATGAAGCATTCCCCGCGCGGGTCCAGCTTCTCGATCCGGCCGGCATCCGGCGACTCGCAGCCGACGATCAGCTCCCACGGCAACCATGCCGATGCTTCATCCACCGGCGTGCACATGTATTCCTGCTGCCAGGCGTCTTCGTCGCCGACGCTTTCATGCTCGGCTTCGATCCATGCCTCGCGCTCGGCCTGGGTGAGCGGGCGGCCCATGATCCGATCGGCCAGGCCATCGTTCACGGCGTCGACGATCGTGGTGGTGTGCAGCGACCACGCCGGCTTGCGCCCTTCTGCGATCGCCTTCTTGGCGTCGCTGATCATCCGGTAATAGCGGTTGCCCTTGCCGTTGTACGTGCTGATGATCCGCGCCGGGAATCCCCAGGTGATGATCGGGCGCGCCGCCTTCCACATGGCGTCCTGATCACCGTGGAACGCGAACTCATCCAGCACCAGCTTGCCGCCCTTCGATCGGAACGCCTTGGGGTTCGACGACAGCGCGTTCACGCGCTTGCCGTTCGCGAACTGCACCGTCAGCGCCTTGATGTCGTCGTTTTTGCTGATGACCGTCTCGCCCAGGTCGGTCGCGGCGATGTTGAGAATCCGCGCCCATTGCGCGACGTAGCGGATGTATTCCTTCGCGGCCGATTCGTCGGCCGAGGAAAACCATACATCCAGCGGCTTGTCCGAACGCGCGGCATCGCGCGTGTCTTCGTAGCTCTGCACGTAGCTCGCGCCGATGCGGCGCGACTTCTCCCATTCCTTCAGGCGCGACTGGTCCTGCAGCCACGCGATCTGGTAGGCGAGGAAATACGTGGACAGGCCGCTCATGGCGTTGCCCGGTAGCGCATCTGCGCCAGGAACAAGCGCACGTACAACCCGCAGGCACGCCAAAGCTCCAACTCGGCCTGCAGGGTTCGTTGCGGTTTGCGGGCATGCGGATTCACAGCAGCCGCAGCTCCTTCTCGATTTCGTCGATGGAGGCTTGCGTCAGACCCACGCGCCGTCCGACTTCGCCGGCCTTCTTCGCCGCGCGCTCGATGGCCGCCTTCTCGATCTTCTCGCGCCGCTCGATGTTGGCCTTGCTGGTGGCTTCCAGATCCCGAATCGCCTTGGCCAGCAGCATGATGTCCATCGGCTTGGTGGGCTTGGCCTTGCTGTCGTCGCTTTCCGGCGCCATCGTCGCCAGCGTCTGGAACGCCACGGTCTTCAGCATTTCGGCCAGCAGCGCGCCGACGTCGCCGCTCGGATTTTCGCCCAACTGCGTCACCCACTGGCCGGCCACCGCCTGCGCGTCCTGGTACTGGCGCATCTGCGCACGCGCGCTCTTCACTGCGCGGCCAACCGCAGAGCGCGAGACTTCGCCGTCCAGCTCGTTGAGCTTGTCGGTGATGTCCTCGATCGTGTGGCCAGCGCGCACCAGGCGGTGGAACAGGTCCTGCAGATCCTGCGGCATCAGTTCCAGCGTTGACCGGCGGCCCATGTCAATCCTCCAGCACCACGACGCCCGGCACTTCCGCGTCGCGCGAAACGATGTCGCGGCCGAGCTGGGTGATTTTGGCGAAGCCGACATCGACCACCGTTCGGCGCGTCACCATGCCGTGCTGGTGCAGCCAGTACAGATCCATGTCGAACGTGTCCGCGTCGACCTTGTAGCCGGCGTCGCGAATCATCGTGCGCAGAATCGCGTCGCTGGCGCCCTGGTCATTGCTGGCGGCCAGCAGCTGAAGGATGCGGCCGCGGCGGTAGCGTTGCTGGTGCAGTGCGAAAGGCTGGTTCATCATCGTTCCATCAGGTGTCGGTTGATCACGCGAAGCTGTTCGTTCATCGCCCGCATTTCCGCGCGGGTTTCCGCCGCATCCTTGCCGATGTCATTGATCTTTTCGTGCAGCGGCCCGAGGTTCTTGGCTGTGAGATAAAACCGCTGGTCGGATTTCAGCCCGGCCACGGTCTGCTGCAGCTCGCTCCACGACTTGTCGCGTTCGGTCTGCTTGCGCCACATGGCGGCCAGAAACGTCGCCATCACGATCAGCGCGCATGCGACGATGCCCAGCAGCATCAGCAGCAACGGGCCGTTGATCATTGTTCCGGTCATGGCTTTCCATCCCCCTGCAACTTCCCGACCGCCGCGCGATCCGCGTTGGCCTTTTCCACTACCGCGCGCCATAGCGGAATCGTCGCCAGCGCATCCAATACACACACCGCGGGCTGTCCGGACCAGGCGCAAAACATCCCCGGTGTGGCCGGCTCGGCAAGCGGCGTCGTGTATTCGGACGGCACCGACACGTAGTGCGTGACCGGAACCTCAATGATTTGCGGGCGCACCAGCACTTGCGGCCGCGCCGGGCCACAGCCGCCGAGCAACGGCGGGAGGCACAGCGAGGCGAGCAAGAGCGGCACCATCGGCGTCTTCATGCCCCTGGTTCCTGATCGCATCCACGTCTTGTTTCGCGCGCGCATCGATGGCGGCCATCGCGGGCGCACGGATCTTCAGTTGCGCCGCCGCTTGGCGTTGCAGCGCATCGGCCTTGGCCTTTTCGGTCTTGGTATTGGTGCTGATCGTTGCCAACGCGCTGGTCTGCGCATCGGCCGTGACCTTGCACGTCGCGAAATCGCCTTGCGCGCTGGCCACCGACTTCGCATCGTGCGCCGCGCGCAGCCCGTAGCCCACGCCGAAACCGCCGCCGAAGATGGCGGCCAACGCCAGCAGGCCCACCACCACCACCGTCCATTTAGGCGACATGACACGCGGCCTTGCCGGGCCAGCCGGCGTCGATATAGGCGGGTTCCAACACCAGTAGGATGCTCCGCACGTAATCGCGGTTTTCGTGCCACGCGCTTTTGCTGCGTGCGCGAAACGATGCCGTCTCGTGGAACCATCGCTGCGGATCCGCGCCGGCCCGGTCGGCCAATGCGCGTTCGCGATCGCGTGCGGTTTCGCCGCCGTTGTACGCCGACAGCGTCATCGCCCAGCGTGCGCAATCACCGTTGCCGGGCGCGCGCGCATACAACCATGCGTCGTAACAGGTCTGTGCGCGAATCGACCACCACGCATCCCAGGGATCGGGCGGCCCTACGGCGGGGCAAATCTGCGGCAGCCACTGCGCCGTCGGCGGCGCGAACTGCGCCAAGCCTTCGGCATACGGCGATTTCGCCTTCGGATTCCAGCCGCTTTCCTGCTGCAACTGCGCGGCCAGCCGCGCCACCGGCGCAGCCAGGCCGAAGCGTTCGCCCGCCGCCTGTTCCAGCGCATGCCGATACTGCAGGCTGGTGGCGGGAATGCGCACGCCCAGCGCCGTGCGCGCATCGGCGGAATTGACGCAGGTCGCCAGCAGCGACACCAGCGCCACGCCGACCAGGAACCACAACAATCGCGCGCGCAGGGTCATGCGGCAGCCCTCGGTTCGATGTTGTAGGCCCAATTGGTGCCGTAGTCCGGCTTCGTCGGCACCGCTTCGCAAACCTGCCACGCGTCGGCGGCGCCGGGAACGTTCAAGTCCACCAGACCCGGGATTGAAGCGCGAATCAGCGCCGGGTAAGCATCCGGCGCATTCGCGTACTGGACGAAATCACCCAGCTTGTTGTTCGCATAGCCGGGCATGTTTTTGCGGATCAGCGCATCCAGCGCTTGGGGCGTGATCGCTGGATCGGTTGCAGCAGCGATGTCGGCTGCGGGCCATGCGCCTTGCGTTCCGATCCCCTGCGGGCCGGTGAGCGTTGCCTCGAGCACGGCCGTCCACGTCGGCAGGAAATTGCCCTGCGAATCCTTGATGGTGTGCACGTAGAGCGTGGACAGCGGATAGCGCGCATCGGCCAGCATCGGCATCACGTTGGCGCCAAGGTAGGCGGCAAATGGCTGCCACTCCGGTCGCTTGTAAGCGACCACGTTCACCACGATGCGCAGATAATTTTCCTGCCAGATGGCAATGCCAGTGCTCGGTCCACCCGGCGCGTCGTTGGCGCCAGGACGCATGTAGTCGGCGAGGAAACACAACGGGTTCGTCGCCGGAACCTTCGCCAGCATGGTTGCCAATTGCGCCGTGAAATATTCCGGCATCGCCGACAGGTATGAAGCCAGGAACACGCTGCGCAAGGCCCATGCGCTGCCGCGTTCCTGATAATGGTTCCACGTGAAGGTCTGCTGGCGATAGACAGGGTTGAATGCCGTCAGCATCGCATTGGCCCACACCGCGGCATGGAACTTGTCGCGCGCCGTACCGGAAGCAGCCGCCGCGACGAAGTTGTAGCCCGTCTCGTGCGCTTGATCCCATGCCAGCGGCGAACCCGTTACCTTGGCGGGATCGCTGTACGCGGCAATCGGATTGCCCGCAAAGGTCGCCTGCTTGTAGGGCAGGAACGACACCATCGGATAGGTGCCGATGTCGAACGGAAGGCCGGTATCGTCGTCCAGGAAATAGATCGGCCACGCGCCCGAATGATCGGCGGCGACGCGCACCACGGCATAGGCCGCATCGGACGGCTGCACGCAGAACGGCACATCCCATGCAGGCACGTAGGCAATGTCCGGGCGCGATCCGGTCGAACCCATGCCCTGCATCGTCGCCACGCCCATGCCGTTGTAGGACAGGTCGTAGTTGGTGAGGTCGGCCAGTGGCAACGGCACAGTTGGCGTTGCCCAGTTCGGGAACAAGGAACCATCCACCGCATGCCACGGTGCTTGCTTGCCGTAGCGGACTGTCTGGTTGAACGTGCCGCGGTGGAACTGAACGGACGCCGGGGCGAACACTTCCGCGCCGTCATAGCTCACGGATAGCGTGCCTGCGAAGTCATTGCCGTCGCGGCCGTTCACGGCGCCGATGTCCGCGCAATCGGAGTAGAACCGGCCGCGCAAGCTGGGGTGCTTGTCGCCCGCTGCATTGGTGAACGGAACGTATCGGCCGTCGACCGTCCAGTCCTCTCCAACCGTCGCAAGGGCCGTCCAGATCACCTTTTGCAGATCCACCACTTTCGCGGCGACCGTATGCGTGGCGATTGTTCCGCTCGGTGGCGGTTGCGGTGGCGGCGGTGGCGGTGGCGGCGGTGGCGGCGGTGGCGGCGGTGGCGGCGGTGGGGGTGGAGGCGGCGGCGGCGGCGGCGAAACCGGACGCGTGTACAGCACGTCATACGTGCCGACGTAGCTGATGGAGATGGTCTTGCCGGGGTTGGCCATCGCGACGTTGTCGGCGTCTTCGACGGCCTCTTCCAGGCTCTCGTGATTGCTGGCGCCGCCGGGCACGGCCCACTGCCCGCGATTGGTATGCGAAAGGGGGTTGCTCATGGCAGCAGCGCTCCGGCCAGGATGGCGGCCGAAACGATCAGCGCGCGGCGCTTCCAGGCGGTTCCCTCGGCAATGCCATCGAGCGTGTGCGGCCGCGCATACGGAAACAGCGCGCGATCCACCCAGTAGCCGATGTAGGCGTACACCGCCAGACGCGCGCAGCCCCACAGCATCAGGCCCAGCTTGGCCGGGTTCAGCCAAAACACGATGGCGAACGCCACCAGCCCAAGAATCAGCAGCGGCGAGCAGCGCAGCAGGTCGCTCGCCTTGGGTGCAATCGCAGCCCAGACGCGCAGCAGTTTCAGCCAAAGAGTGTCGTTGTTCATGCGGCACAAAGTGCCGCATCAAACCCCGCGGGGTCTTTTAACGCGCGTTAATCGGATAGCAGATCGAGCGGCGCATCCTGGGCGACGTAGTCGTCATCGCCAGGGCCGCGGTCGAAGCGATGGTAGTACAAGTGCCGGTTGTCGCGCGACAGCACCGCCGCCACGTTCTGCCCTGCAAACTCGCTTCGCGCCAGCAGCGCGCGAAACGCCGCTTCTGCGGCGGCAGCGCTGGGCGTATTGGTTTTTTCGAACACTTCGCTGCCGCGCGCGGTGCGGCGCTTCAGGTAGACGCGAAACTGCGGCACGCGGGCTCCAGGACAAAGGGGCCACGCGTGGGCGGGGCCGGGATGTCAGAGCACGAACTTGGCCACCAGCAATGCCACTGCAAACAGCCCGGCCACCACCACCACCGGAAACCAGCGCGCTTGCGCGTTGATCTTGCCGGCTTCGGCCATCAGCTTGCTCGCCTCGGCGATCAGTTTGACCGCATCGGCCTGGTCGCGCTCCATCTTGTTCTCCCGCTCGGAGCCCGGAACCCGCCGGATCGGTTTGCGCATTACAACACGATCCACCCACCCGGTCACGCCGCCCACCAGCGCGCGCCATTGCCGCCGCGCGTCACGTTGTGCCCACACCATCACGCGCAGGTAAGCGCAATAGCCGGCGCCGAACACCAGCATGCCGATCATGGCCGCAATCAACCAATGCTTGCTGTAGCCGACCAGCTTCAGGCACTGCAGGCCAATCGCCACGCACACCGCGTAGCCGAACAGCGCCAGCGTGCCGTCGCGCTGGATGCGTGCCAGCCGCATGGCGCGCACGCAGCAGCGGCAAATACTTTGCCCGCGGCGCATCAGCCGCGTTTCGCAGCGCGGGCAGAACGTGACATCGCAGGCGATATGAACATCCCGTCCCGCGGCGATGCCGCCGCGATCGGCACTGATCGAGGTTCCCGTGTATGAGCCATCCATGCGCATCCCCAAGCGCAGCCATTTGTGAAGACTGCATGCAGGATGCGTACCAGAGAGAGGGAATCACTACGGCGCAGTGGGCGCCGTCGAGTTCACGCAACGATCGTGAACGCCCTTGGCGATTTCGTCGGGCGTGCTTCTGCCAAGGCTGACGGCAACCATCATGCCGATCGACGCAACCACCTTGTCGCCGAGCAAGGGATATTTTTGGTCAGCGATTACGTCACGCGTCACGCGGTTCGCATCTGCCGGGCTTGCGCTCTTCGCCGCAATGTAGTGCGCAGCCTCTGTGGATTGCGAGCACAGGTCACTCGCGACCGAGGATTGAACGGCGGATTCCGGCGTGAACGCACCGATCGCAAGAAAAGCGATGAATAGCGCGATCAGCACGCCAACGAACACGCCGAGCTTTTTCCCAAAGCCCCAACGATTCCGGTTTCGCGCGCCGCAGTTTGGGCACGCCTTCGCATCGTTGGAATGTTCCTTTTGGCATTCCGGGCAAGTGATCACGGTCGTTTCTCCCCTTCGATGGCTTGATCATGCGGCAACTCGTGCGCCGCGTCACTTCTTGCGATTGTGATATCTCGGCGGCTTGGACTCGTGCAGCGTCACATCGCGCCCGGCCGCGATGCTGCCGCGATCGGCGTTGACGCGATGGGGCACATCTTCGTCGTCGGAAACCGCGCCCAGGGCGCGCAGCGCGCGTCGCTGCGCCACGGACGACGCCGCGCGAAACGCCAGCACCAATTCGCGCTCGATGCCGGACAGCAGAAGCCGTTTTTCGCCATGCCACTGCGGCCAAATCTCCTCAGCGGGGCGGCGGATGATCTCCGCGATGCGCTCCTCCACCTGCTTGCTGCGGCCGTGGCCGGCCACGACCGCGCTCACGGCGCTGCGATTTATCTCCAATTCTCGCGCCAGATCGGCCTGCGAATAGCCCGCAATCTCAAGCGCAGCCTTGATTTCAGCCGGATGCATGACGTTCCCTCAAAAACCGCTTGACACGCGATATGAACATGCGTAGTGTATGTGTTCACTGAACAAAGACAGTAACTTTGTGTACGGCGAATCGTTTCGCCGCTTTGGAACCGACATATGCCGAAAACCCCCTCCACCGTAAAAGTCGCGTTGCTGATGGCCAGCATCTCGCAAGCTGACATTGCGGATCAGCTGGGAGCCAAGCGATCGCAAGTTAGTTCGGTGGTGAATGGCCATGCACGCAGCAAGCGCATCGAACATTGCATTGTGCGTGCAACCGGCGTTCCGCCGCAGGTGCTTTGGCCGCAGTGGTACGGCCCCAAGACCAAGCGCAGCAAACCCGCGCCGGCCGCGCTCACCGCGGCCCTGGAACAGCTTGCCAACCTGGCGGAGGCGAGCTGACCCATGTGCATCGACAGGGGGCCGCTTCCCACCATCACCTGCATCGGCCGCGTCGAGGCGCTGCGGCTTGCGCGCGAGCTTTCGCCGCGCCACACGGCGGAACCCATCCGGCTTTACGAAGCGCGCATCGAGCGCAACACCAATCTGCTTCTTTCCGCCGGGCAGGAGCCCGGCAACCCGCTGCACCGCTACCTGACCCGGTTGCAGCCCTTCACCAGCGCGGCCGACCGGCCGCAGGCCTTGAAGCACGCAGCGCGGGATGCGCTGACGCGAAAGGCCGCCTAGGAGGTCAGGCATGCAAAACGAAACAGGGGCGGTGTTTGATGCGTTTGGCTTTCGCATGGATGTGCCCGTCATCGGCGAAGGCTTCTTAAGGCGTGTACGAGAAGCAAGCCGGCGGTCCACCGGGAAGGAACTACTGCCATTGAAGGATGCCCTGGTCATCGCGAGCCAGAACCTTGCTTGCGCGGCGCATCCCAAAGAAACGGCGCCAGCTTCGCAACCGATTCCGTCCATGACGGCGACGGCGCATCCAGCAGATTGCGATCGCCCGTCAGCAGGTATCGGTCGTATTGAACCCGCTGTTCCTGCATCCAGTCCTGCATCTCGTCAAGCACCGCCGGCTGATGTTTATGCAAGGCCGACAGCAGATGCAGCAGCACCGCACGGGTGCCATTCGCAAACGAATCGTTGTCCTCGGCCTGCGTCCGCATGGCGGCGAGCTCTTCGCGCAACCGGGCAGTTTCTGCTTCGAGTTGGGCAAGGCGGTCGGTCATGACTGCATTTCACCAGCCGAAACACGGTTTCGCAACAGCAAAACCGGGAAACGTTTGGATGCCCGCGCGCCGCATGGCGCAAGGGGGCTTCCAATGAGCCGCCGCAATTGGAAAGTCTGGCGGCCCACCAGCCTGCAGGAAGCGGTGGAAGGCTGCGTGCGCTACGCGCAGGATCACGACGCCCGCGCCAGCGTGGAACGCATCGGCGACCTGGTCGGCGAAAGCAAGTGGACGCTGTACAAGTGGATGGAAATGGGCTCCATCCCGGCGCGCAAGATTCCCGGCTTCGAAATGGCCTGCGGGCGCGCCTACATCACGGAATACCTGGCGCTTTCCGCGCACAAGCTGGTGGTGGACATGCCCACCGGCCGGCGCGCCACGCCTATTGACGTGCACGCCCTGCAGCAAGCCTGCAACGACGCCGTCGGCGCACTGCTGGCCTTCCACCAGGGCCGGCTTGCCGCGTCCGAAACCATCGATCACCTCACCGCGGCCATGACCGCACTCGCGCACGAGCGGGCGCAGGTTGAACGGCACGCACAACCGGAGCTGGAACTGCCATGAAATCGATATGCGACATGCAGGAACGTCTTCGCACCGTCAACGAACTCACCGAGCAATCACTGCGCAAGCGCGACAGCCTGCCCGTCGGTTCGCCCGAACGCGATGAATGGCACGGGATCGCCTTCGCTTGCATGCGTGAGCAGCGGCACCTGAAAAGCGACATCGGCCGCGCGCGTCAAATGGCCGCAGCAATGGTGCAGGGGCAATGAGCGAACGCACCTACATCAACGCCGCGCAGCAGCGTCTGCTGCAGATGCTGATGCGCCTGGCCGGTCACGAAATCGACGGCCTTTCGCCCAGCGAGTTGACGCATGCGCTGCGCACCAGCCCCAGCAACGTCACCCGCGACCTGGCCAACCTGAAAGAGGCCGGCATGGCAGAAGAGGTCATGCCCAACCGCTGGCGGCTCACGCCGCGCGTGGTGCAGATCAGCGTGGCCGCGCAACTCGCTTTTTCCAAGGCCCAGCAAAAGCTGGATGAAGCCCAGCAGCGCTTCAGCCGCGTTCGTTGAAACCCCACCCGAAGGAACCGCACCACATGGCACGCCCACGCACCGCACGCAGCCCCGAGCAGACCGATCGCATTGCCGATGCCGGCATCAACCACCAGGCATTGGCCGACGCCGGTCAAGCCGCCACCGAACACGCGCAGCAGCTCGCGATGCTGGACATGCAGTTCGCGCTCGACGGCGATCAATACACCTTCGACCGCATCCGCATGATGACCCCGGCGGCCATCGGCATGGTGAGCACGGGCATGTTGTGGCTGGGCCGCGCGCTGATCCTGGTCGAAGCGCACGAAACGCGCGACACCTACCAGGCGTATCTCGAAGAGTTCGAAATCGCCGATCGCACGGCGCGCCAATACAAGCACGCCGCGCGCCGCTTCACCGAACGGCCCAAGCTGATCGCGCTGGGCGCATCGAAGATCCTCGCGCTGGCCAGCGAAAGCGACGACGCGCTGGATGAACTGGAAGCCGATGACGCGCGGCTCGACGAAGTCGACCGCATGACGGTGCGCGAGCTTAAAGCAACCCTGCGCACCGAGCGCAAGGAACGCGACGACGAGAAAGCCGCCGACGAGGAAATCATCCGCACCAAGGACGAGCGCATCAACAAGCTGATGCGCAACAACCGCAAGCTGGAAACCAGCAGCGTGCGCGTGCAGGTGGACGACCTGCTGCGCGACATGGATGAAGCCGCCGTGGTGCTGGCGCAGCAGGCCACCTTGCTGACGCGCGGCATCAACGATGTGCGCCGCGCCTACGACGAGGCCGGCGAACAGGCCGAGCCGGAAGTGGAAGCGCGCATTACCCAGAACATCGGGCTGGGCGCGCAATGGCTGCGCGAACTCGCCGCGTTGGACGGCGAGTAAGCGCCATGTACGCCGGGGAACTCGCCGAGCTGGATTACCTGCGCGATCTGGCCGATCGCTTGGCCGCGGCGCCGCAAGGCGCGGCGGGCGAGCTGATTGCCGACGCGCAGGCCCGGCTTGGCGGCGTATCCCGGCCCACCGTGTACAACAAGCTGCGCAGCGTCGGCTGGACATCCGGCCGCAAGCTGCGCACCGACAAGGGCGACAGCCGCGTCAGCGCCGAAGAAGTGCGCGCGGTGGCCGGCATCCTGCGCGCCAGCCAGCGGCAGACCGGCAAGGAACTGCTGCCGGTGTGCGATGCCATCGAGATCGCCCTGGCCAACGACATGCTGCGCGAGCGCGTGGCGCCGGAAACCATGCTGCGCCTGATGCGGCTGCACGACTGCCATCCGCGCCAACTGGCCCGGCCGGAACCCTTCGTGGATCTGCGCAGCAAGCACCCGAACCATGTGTGGCAGCTCGATGCGTCCATGTGCGTGCTGTATTACCTGCGCAACGGCCGCATGGGCGTGATGGACGAGCGCAAGTTCAACGTGCGCAAGCCGCGCGACCTGGCCAGCGTCAGCCGCGAGCGCCTGTTGCGCTGGGTCACCACCGACCACTGCACCGGCGACGTGATTGCGCGCTACTACAACGTGGCGGGCGAAGACCAGCGCAGCCTGTTCGAATTCATGATGCATTGCATGCAGCCGCAGGCCGGCCGCGTGATGCACGGCGTGCCCTGGATGCTGGTGTGGGATGCCGGCAGCGCCAACCAGTCGCATGCCATCACCGCGCTGCTGGATGGCCTGATGGTGCGCCATTGGGCGCACACGCCCGGCAACCCGCGCGCGAAAGGGCAGGTGGAAGGCACCAACAACGTCATCGAGCGCAAGTTCGAGGGCCGGCTCACCTTCACGCACATCGATTCGGTCGAGCAGTTGAACGCCGAGCTCGACACCTGGCTGCGCGCCTTCAACGGCACCCACATCCACCGCCGCCACGGGCATACCCGCGACGGGCTGTGGCAGACCATACGGCAGGATCAGTTGCGCTTGTGCCCGTCGCAGGAAACCTGCGCCGCGCTGCTCCACAGCAAGCCGCAGCTGCGCACCGTCAGCGGCAACCTGATGGTCAGCTTCGCGCCCAAGGGTTTCGAGTCGGCCATGTATTCGGTCGAACACGTGCCGAACATCCGCGCCGGCGAAAAGGTGCGCGTGGCGGTGAACCCGTATCGCACACCGGCCATCTTCGTGATCGGCGAAGCGGAAGACGGATCCACGCGCTACATCGAATGCGAGCCCGTGGCCAAGGATGCGCACGGCTTCTTCGTCAACGCCGCCACCATCGGCGAAACCTACGCCGCCAAGGCCGACACCGTCGTCGACACGGCGCGCAAAGACATCAACGAAGCGGTGTATGGCCAGCGCGACACGCTGGATGCCATCGCCGCGCGCAACAAGGGCCGCCTGGCGTTCGACGGCAAGGTCGACCCCTTCAAGGATCTGCGCGAAGCCGCCGCCAACGCGCCCAGCCACATCATGCGCCGCGGCACGGAACTGGACGTGCCCAACCCGGTGCAGGTGGATCTGAAACCGCTCGATCACGTGCAGGCCGCGTACGAAATGCGCGCGCGCCTGCAGCGCTCACTCACGCCGGAAGACAACGCGCGCATCTGCGCGTGGTTCCCCGACGGCGTGCCTGAATCCGAACTCGATGCGCTGGCCGAACGGCTGCAGGCGCCGGTCGTCGAGCGTCCCCGTTTTTCCATCGTCGGAGGTCAAGCCGCATGAAAGCCACGTTTTCAGCCCGCGAACCGAACATCCTGATGGAAGCCCAGCCCGACGATCTGTTCACGCCGCTGGGGCCCGATCTCGTCGAATGCGTGTGCGCGGTGCGCACCATCGGAGATGGCAATGATCGCGACACGAGCCACCTCGACCCCGATGTTCGGCTTGTCGTCGTTGTGATCGCCTGTCGCGTCGAAAAGGGCGAACCGGAGTACTACCCGACCGGTTTCACGACTTCATTGGTCGGTGCCACGCCGATCAGCTTTCTGGAACAGGTCGAGCCGGCCGCGTTCCGCGAGCGCACGCCGAAGTCGGATACGACGATGCGCGCCGCGCGCGAAGCGTCATTGGCCGAGCGTGTTCGCAAATACGAGGTTGATGCACTGCGCGTGACCCCTTGGGGATATGCGCGCGGCGGCTACGTGCCATGCGCGCCAACGGCTGCGCAAGCCGTTCCGCCTGGCCCCGAAGACGCCGGCCCGACGCTCGCCGACTGCGCATCACGCGAGGAGCGCCAAATCTCCCGCCTCTAACCCGTTTCACCCACCCACCTGATCAAGGAGATCAGTCATGCACGCACGCCACATCGAAACCGAAGCATTCCAACCCTTCCGCACCGCGCCGCCGCTGGTTACGCGCAAGCCGCTGGTGCCCGTCCGCGAGATCCGCGCCGGCCAGCACTTCGTCCGTACCGATTCGCCCAGCGAAGTGCTGGTGCTGATGACGTGGGCAGGCGGCGGCTTCATGGATCCATCGCACAGCTACGCCGTGGTGGTGGCCACCAACCATGACAGCGAAGGCTACGTGGTCGGGCAGTTGCTGCAGCTGCGCAACAGCATGCTCGTGCGCGTGGTGCACGAAGCGCGCGCGCCGGTGTTCGCGCTGGAGGCTTGATCGTGCGCACCGGCCGACCCGTCACCACCAAGATCCAGCCGTATCGGCTGCACACCCTGCTGAGGCAGGAGCGAATCCCGCTGGCCGAATTGCGCGCGCTGTTGCCGGTCGAGGCCGGCAGCAACCGCGGCCAGCCGATGGCGGCCAACGTTTTTTCGCAGCTGCTGGTGCAGCGCCGGTGGCCGAAGAGCACGGCGGCGCAAACCATTGTGGACCGCACCGCCGAATTCCTGCGCGAGCGCGGCTTCAGCAAGGCCGACATTGCGTCGGCGTGGAAGGTCGACGGCGACCAGGTCGACGCCGGACCGCCGCTCGATCGCGAGCCACAGGCCGTGCGCACGCCCGCCGCGCCGCAAGACACCTTTCAACTTCCGGAGGCAGAAATGTTGAGTCAAACCGCGCGCGAGCGCTTCGGCATCGCCCGTCACCCGTTCGTGGATGACGTGCAGGGCCCGCAGGATGTCTACCTGTCCAAGGATCAGATCTACATCCGCGAATCGATGTACTACGCGGCCAAGCACGGCGGCTTCGTCGCCGTCATCGGCGAATCGGGCAGCGGCAAGTCCACGCTGCGCCGCGATCTGCTGGAACGCATCAAGCGCGACGAGGAACCGATCATCGCGATCAACCCGCAGACCATCGACAAGCGCGTGTTGACCGCCGCGCACATCTGCGACGCGATCATCGCCGACCTTTCCACCGAAGCCCCGCGACTGTCGCTGGAAGCCAAGGCGCGCCAGGTGCAGCGCATCCTGGCATCCAGCGCGCGCACCGGTGTGTCGCACGTGTTGATCATCGAAGAGGCCCACGACCTTTCCGTCGCGACCCTGAAATACCTCAAGCGCTTCTGGGAGCTGGAGGACGGCTTCAAGAAACTGCTGGGCATCATCCTCATCGGCCAGCCCGAGCTCGGCGATCGCCTGGACGAGCGCCGCAACTACGACGCCCGCGAAGTGATCCGCCGTTGCGAGGTCGCGCGCCTGAAGCCGCTCAACGGCAACCTGGAGGAATACCTGGCGCTCAAGCTGAAGCGCGTCGGCGTGCGGCCCGAGGATCTGTTCGAAAAGGACGCGTTCGACGCCATCCGCGCGCGCCTCACGCGTCGCCGCCACGGCACCAACGAGGTCGAGTCGCAGCTCTACCCGCTGGTGGTGCAGAACCTCGTGGTGCGCTGCCTCAACCAGTGCATCGAACTCGGCTTTCCCAAGATCAGCGCGAAGCTGGTGGAGCGGGTGTAATGAGCACGCCCCACCAACGCCTGCACATCCGCACGCTGCTGTACGAGCTGGATATCCCGACCGGCACGGTGACCGAAGACCTGGTGCGCAATGCCGAAGCCGCGAGCATTCCGAAGGGTCCGCTGCTCGAAATCGGGCAGCGCACCGACCGCTTCCTGGAATCGCTGACCACGCCGCAGGCCAAGGCCCTGGCGCAAACCCTGCTCACCGGCGAAGGCGTCGCGTGATGCGCGTGCAGCCCAGCCAGATCGACGACGCGCTGCAGGACATCGCGCCGGCGCATGCGCGCGAAGCGCGCGCGGACAACCGCATCTGGCGGCGCGGCGCGATGTTGATGCAAAAGCTGTGGCGCATGCACTGGCACACCCAGCGCATCGACGCGCCGCTGCCATCCATTCGGGGGAAACGTTGATGCACTTCGACTTCTTCAGCTTCGGTATCGGGCTCGCCGGCGGCTGCGTCGGCACGCTCTCGCTGATTGCCTGGCTGCGCTACGACAAAGTTTCACATCGCATGAGCACTTCGGGGAAGTTAGTGGTTTTTTCCGGCTTTAAGACCGGCCGAAAGGGAAACCTGATCGTTGATCGACAAAAGCTTCACGAGTCCGACGGATACAAACGCCAAGTTGAGGCGTTAAAAACGCTGGCAGAAGTGCGGGAAGACCGCAAGGGGCGCGGCTGATGCGCGTCACCTGCCCAAGCTGCGCTGCGCAGTTCAGCCTGGAATCGGCGCTGCAGATGGATGCCGCGCGCTCGGCGCTCATGCGCGCGCTGGCCATGCCCGCGCCGCTGGCCGGGCTGCTGGCGCAGTACCTCGGCATGTTTCGATCGAAGGGCCGCGTGCTGGCGTTCGATCGCGCCGACCGTCTGATGGCGGAGCTGCTGCCCATGCTCGATGCCGCGCAGGTGCAGCGCAACGGCATCACGCGCGCCGCGCCGCTCCCCGTGTGGCAAGCCGCGCTGGATGAAATGGTGGAGCTGCGCGCCGCCGACAAGCTGCGCCTGCCGCTGAAATCGCACGGCTACTTGCTGGAAATCGTGTTCGCCGCCGCCGACAAGGCCGATGCCGCGGCCGAGCGCACCACCGAACAGCAGCGCCGCAGCGGCGAGCACCGCGCTGCCGGCGACGATCGCATCGAACGGCTGCAAAAGCTCTCGCTCATCCGCAGCGCCTTCGAACTGCAGCTCGTCGACCGCGGCGAATCGATTCGCCGTTTGCACGAAATCGGCTACGGGGAGGAAGCATTGAATGGCTGAACTCACTTACCACTCGCTGTTGATGGCGTTGCGCGCGCACATCGGCCGGGCCCGCGGCGTCACCGCCAGCCAGCTGGTGGGCGAGGTGCTGGGCGCCAGCCGCCCGGCCGACGAACGCCGCCTGCGCGATCTGATCGTGGAGCTGCGCATGCAGGGCCACCACGTCTGCGCGCACCCGTCCAGCGGCTACTACCTCGCCGAAACGCCGGAGGAGCTGGAAGAAACCTGCGCCTTCCTGCGCGCGCGCGCCCTGCAGAGCCTGTCGCAGATCTCGCGCATGCGCGGCGTCTCCATTCCCGACCTGGTCGGGCAGATGCACCTGCCCACCTGACCGCGGAGGAACGAACGATGAATTACTGCAAAGACTGCAAGCACTTCAACGATTTTGGCCTTCTCTGTGTACGCGGGAAGCGGCAGAAGGGAAATGATCCCGTAAACGGAGCCCCTGTACACATCTACACAGTGCTGCGCCCTGTGCGCGAGGAAAGGGAAAGCATTTTGCCCTGGCGCTGCGGAAAGCGTGGGCGATATTTCGCTCCGAAAGAATCGCGCCATGTGTGACTGCATCGACAAAGCCAACCGCCAGCTGCGCCACAGCGGCCACACGCTGGCCGTCGCCAACCGCTCGCAACCCGGCACGCGCGTCATCGAGCGCGTCGCGCAAGTGCGCGCTGTCAGCCTCGACCCGCTGCGTCGCGGCCGCGGCCCCACCGTGCTGGCCACGCATTGCCCGTGGTGCGGGCAGAAATACGAGAGCGCGGCATGAATTATTCGACGGCACCCATTGGCTGGGGCTTCCACCCCACGCCGAAGGCGGAATTCGAGCGTGCTCATATCGAACGTCTCGACCGCGAAGAGCTCGCGGCGCGCATGCGCTGCCAGACCGCAGCCGCGCACACCCCCGAAAGCCGCAAGAAGGCCATCGCAGCACGCCGCGCCGCGTTTCGCGGACAAGACCGCTGCATGCATTTCCAGTTCGCGCTGTGGGCCGCTGCGCACGGCATCAAGCACGATGCGCCGCCCACTGCGCAAGCCATACGCGAAACCTTTGGCGTCAGCCTCACCACCGCCTACGCCTTCCTGGCCGATCTGAAGAAGGCCGCCAACCGTGTACAGGAGCAGCAATGAACGCACAAACCGCACCCGTCCCGCGCATGTACGAAATCGAAGTACTGACGCGCGAATTCGCCCAGACGCGCGACATCCTTGCAACCAGATTGCAGGACCTACGCGATGAGCAGGAAGCCGCCAAGCGGCGTCGGATGAAGCAAATCCGGTTTGCGCTGGCGCGCTTCACCGCCGCCCACGACGCCCTAAAAAACGCGTTGCAGGACAGCGCCGACATCTTCCAGTCGCCCAAGACCCGCATGCTCCACGGCATCAAGGTCGGTTTCATGAAACAGCGCGGCAAGCTGGAAATCGACAACAACGATCAGGTGGTCAAGCTGATCCGCAAGCATTTCACGGAGCAGTTCGACGCGCTGGTCAAGACCACCTACACGCCCGTGCGCCCGGCGCTGCAAAACCTGCCAGCCGTCGACATGAAGCGCCTCGGCGTGCGCATCACAGACGACGTCGACGCCGTGGTCATCAAGGCCGCCGACAGCGAGCTCGACAAGCTCATCGATGCGCTGCTCAACGATCCCGAGCTGGAGGAAGTGCGGTGATCAAGCACAGCCAGCTTGCGCTCGCCATCGCGCTGCTCGCCGGCACGGCCAAATATCGCAGCCCGGTGGCGACCAGGGCGTCCAGCCAAAAGGCGCGCGTCGCCGAAATGGAACGCCGCGCTCTGGCCGAATCCAAACGCGCACGCCGCCGTGCGCGCAACCTCAAACAGGAGGCAACGCGATGAACACCAACAACGATCCCGTGCTCGACCGCATTGAAAACGCCGACCGCATGCTGCGTCAGGCGCGCATCGAGTACTCGCGTTCCAACACCGACGACGCCGTCGAATTCCTGGCCGCCTGCCGCCGCAACATCGACCGCGCCAGCGAGGCGTTGAAGAAAACCGCGTCGGTCAGCGAGCTTCCGCGCGGCAAGGAGGCGGCCCATGCACGCTGATCAGGCATTCGAGCTTGAGCCCGTCACGGCTGAGGCTGCATTCGAAGACTCGCTGCGCAATAACCGCGACCCACGCAAGGATCCGCAACCCGGCGACGTCCTGGCCATCGGCACCGACGTGCGCGAAGTATGGGAACGCATCGCGCTGCACGGTCCCGACAAGCCGACCACCGTGCAATACGGCTTTCCCGGCAAGTCCGCCACCCGCTACATGCGCATCGACATGTGGCGCGTCTGGGCCCGCAACGCCGAAGTGAAGAAGGTGGCGCCATGAAACGATGCAAACCAGCACCACTTGCCAAGAAAGACGTGCGCCTCGATCGGACGCTGATCACAGATCCCGCGAACTTGGTCGGGAAGGAAATCCTGTGGGCTGGCGAACCCGACGGCGGCGATTGGCACTCCGAAGATCAAGCGTTGCTACTGGTCTTGAGCGAGCGTTCCTATTGCGTGATCGATACCGACTTTCAGGAATTGCTGCGATACGAATCTCCAGACGGTACGCCTCGCCTGGATGAATTGCTGCCACCGCGCGTGCTGCAGGAAATTGGCGCTATCAGTGGTCGCCAGCGCGAGCAAATGGAAGCGTGGGACCGCGAGCAAGCGAAGGAACGTCTACGCGTCAGCATCGAAACATCCAAGCGGATTCAGGCGGCCGATGAGGCAAAGCTTGCTGAATTGGAGCGCCTTTCGCCATGAAACTCCAGGTCAACACCTCCGGCGCCTGGCGCAACATCGTCGATTTCGACGCCGACCGCCGCGACGCCATCCTGCGCGCGCTGCCCGAGCTCGCCCGCGCCATCGGTGACGACAACGCCCGCTGGTGCATCCTCGACGACGCCGGCAAGCGCGACTGGCTGGGCAGCCTCACCGATGCCATCGAGGCGGCGCCGTGAACATGGACCCGAACAGCAGCGCATCCCGGTGCCTGGCTGTGCTGCGCGACGGGCCGGCCACGACCGCCGAGGTCGCGGCGGAAATCGGTCGCGGCACCAATATCACAAGCGCGCATCTGTTCTGCCTCATGCGTCGCGGCAAGGTCACCAGGGCGCCATTCCAGCCGGTGGAAGGCCGCCGCTGCAATCTGTGGTCGATCAAGGAATCAACGCCATGATGACCGTGCGCTTCCCGAACGGCTTTTCGGTGACGTACAACGATGCGCGGTACGCGAATCGCGGCGCCAACTACACCGATCTGTATACCCATTCAAACGAACGCACGCGCAAATGGATCGCGCAGGTGCCGAACGCGGCGCTGATCGAGGCCCGGCCCGCATGCAAAACGTTCCAGGCCGGTGCGGGCGACTCGCTGGATGAGATTCTGCACGCGCTGGAGACGCGCACCATCGGCAACGATTGTCGCGACGCGCAGAAACTGAAGCGCATCAAGCTGGCGCTGGCTGATTTCGACGCGCGCCGAGGGTGCTGGAAATGAGCGCAGTCTTCAGCCCATGCCGCCAATACCGCTATCGGCTGTCGCGCGAGTTCGGCATGGGCGATCGCACGGTTGCGTTCGTCGGCGTGAACCCCAGCATCGCCGATGAGGCAATCAACGACGCCACCATCCGCAAGATGTGCGGATTCGCGATGCGGTGGGGTTTCGATCGCATCGAAGTGGTCAACCTGTTCGCCTGGCGATCGACGGACGTCCGTCAGCTTGCTCGCGTCGGCGATCCGATTGGCCTGGAAAACGACACGCACATCGTTGAAGTGCTCGCGGATGCGTCCCGAACAGTCGTTTGCTGGGGTAATCGATGCAAGCTGCCGGCGTGCATTCGTCCACGCGTGGTATCCGTGCGCCGGCTTGTTGCCAGTTTCGGCTCGGATATTTGCTGCCTCGGAAGGACAAAAAGCGGCGATCCACGCCATCCAGTAAGGCTTTCCTACGAAACCCAGCTAGAGCCGTGGTCATGACCGCCGCCCGCGCCACTGCCAACCGCGCCGCCGGCCGCAACCGCGATCTGGCGATGATCCACATCGCCGCCCAGCAGCTCGGCATGAGCGACGAAACCTACCGCGACATGCTGTGGTCGGTGGGTCGCGTGCGCTCGGCGAAGGATCTGGACCTGCCGGGGCGCGACGCCGTGCTGGCGCACCTGCGCGCCTGCGGCTGGAAGGATGCTCGCCGCCGGCCGTCGCCGTACAAGAAGGGCAGCCAGGCAGCACTGATCCGCCACCTGTGGACGGAACTCGCCCGCGCCGGTGCGGTGCAGGATGTCAGCGACCGCGCGCTGCGCGCCTTCGTCAAGGCGCAATCCGCGCCGCACGATCCGAACGGCCAGGGCTGGGACGATCCGCGCCTGCTGCCGCGCCCGGTCGCCAGCGCCGTCATCGAGCACCTGAAGAAGTGGTGCGATCGAACCGAAGGGGCCAAATCATGAGCGTGCTGGATATCTATGCTCAACGCGAAGTCGTCGCGGTACGGGTCCGCCTTGGCTGGCGCGGAAAATTGATTTTGCAGGTACGGAACCGCGTTGTGCGTGTGCGCATTTTTGGGGACGATGAATATGTAGGCGTCAGCCCTTGGCGTGATGCGGACGCGCGGCGCCCAGCCGAACTCGCGCAAGCAATACGGCTTCTCCCGCCCACCTGATGAGCGCCAACCTCGCCCGCGTTCCCATCTTCATGCGCGACCAGGCGGATATCGCCGCGCGCGTGCTGATCGACGAGCTGGGGCTGGCCGCCGACCGCGCCGGCGAGATCGGCCTGCGCATCTCCCGCGAGGTCTGCGCCGAGCACGCCGGCGAGCTGGTCTACGTCCCCCGCGGCGATGACCTCATCCGGGCCGAGCGCGACCGGGAGATGTACGCTTACTATTGCAAGTGCGGCCGCGACGTGAACCCGGTCGCCCGCAAGTTCGACCTATCGGACAAGCAGGTCTACGAACGCATCCGCATGTTCGAAGCCGCCCGCCAAGCCGAGAACCAGGGCGCCCTGTTCGCCGGCGACGCCGACGATACCGACTATCCAGGCACCCCGGCCGCGCGCGCTCCGCGCGCCTGATTTGCCCCTCCCGCGGTCGCCGTTTACTCTTTCGCCACACGCAAAGAGTTTTCAATCGACGTTCCGTTTTTTCCCACTACGTGCCGAAGAATCCCGGTTTATCAAGCCGGACGCCCTTGGTTTATCAAGTCTCCCCTCACGAAGCGGCTGTTGTGAAAAGTCAGGCCAGGGATGGCCGTGGTGGTGTGAGTG